TGAAACTCTTGCCCATGTTTGCGACCCACCGCCTGTCATCAATCTCACGCCGCATTTTGCACCCCAAGTCGTGCCGACGCCGTGGGGGCGTGATCGCGAAGACATCGAAATACTCGCTGAACGCCACGTTCTCGACGATTTCGATTTGGTTTATTGCGTGCCGCCACCACCACGTGATTTTGAACACGAAACTGCCTTGATTCTCCGCTACATTGAAATCGACGATTCTGATCAACCACCCATTCCGGTTGCCCCGTTCTTCAATTTTAATTTCCCATCCCCCGGGGTTCAACGTGACAATGCAGCACAAGTTGCCCTCGCAGAGTTGGAGGATGAATTGGAGTACGTCGATTTTGGTGTTGTGCCTGTTGTGCGGCCTGCCCAAGCTGTCGATCACGCCCAAGCCTTTGCTCAGATCGAACGCGAAGTCGATGAAGCGAGTATTCGTTCTGCTGTTTCTGACATTCGCACTATCGAGGTTTTGTCCGACGCACCGTCCCGCGCTGCTACACCGCCGCCTGCCGCTATACCGCCGCTTGAGATCCCCGTTTATGCCGGTGTGCGTCCACCCTTTTTTAATGTCGATGCCGCACCTGCCTGCTCTTTGCTCAACATCAATGTCCCTGACCACCTTATCACCAATGTTCCTCTCAATTTTGAGGGTGATTGTTGGCCGCCACCGGCCGTTCGGACTAGAGGCGCTGATGCATTTTTTGATCAATTTGCGAATGAGGAAGCGTTCCTCGCCGCACACAATCTGGGCGGCGGCCGTTTCTTGACATGCCTTCCCGATCGCGGTTTGTTTCAGCTGCTCGACATCGCTCTGTATCCCACTGTGACGCGTGTTATGCCTCGTCCAGGCTCCTTCAATGTGCCACGCGGTGACAATGACCTTGACAGGCATTTGCGCAACTTCTTTGAATCGCGGTTGGTCCGGGGCCCTGCTCGTTGGCCTCAGCTCGTATTGTCTGGTGTTGCTTCTTCTGCCAAATCAACTTTGCTTCGGCAGTATTTTATTCAACGTGACCTGCAGCACGTTCTCGTTGTCGTCCCGTCCAACGCTTTGGCTGCAGAATGGCGACAACTAGCTGATCAGCGTTTCACCGTGGTCACGCAACATTGTGTGCCACGCTATACGTACAGGTATCAATATGTCATTGTTGATGAAGCTTTTGCGATGGACATGCAGACTTTAGTGGCTTGGAGTTGCATCACACATTGGTTTAACGCAAAGCTTATCTTGCTTGGCGATCATACGCAACGTGTTAGCGAGGATGGTCTTCCTCACGTAACTCATGAGCTTTTTGTCTCGCGTAGATTTCACATGCCGGTTGCCAATGCAGTGCCTCATGACGCGTTTTCGATCTATCATAGCCTTTTACCGTTCGACGCTTTTCGCGCTTTCGCTCAAACACGTTCTCCTAGGCCGCGGTCGATCGTGTTTGTACCACGTGCCGACTGCGCTGGTGCGTTCCCACTTGCCGACATGTATCTTAAGGCACATCTGCATCAGGCGCTTAGTTTCCGCGGTCAAGATGCAATCACAATCGGTAGCTCTCAAGGCATGCGCGCTACCAGCGTCGTTCTTGCCGGCGACGTATCGAATGCTCAGGCTATGTGGTACTTCAATCGTCCCGGCGCCCGTATCGTGGCTTTGACGCGCGCAACTACCGTCACGTTTGTTTTTGGCGATCATGTTCTCAGGGATGCTTTTGTTGGTGGTGGCGACTGGGATCACATTCCCTATGTTGGCGCACTTGCCGCACGCGACATCAAACCGTTTTGTCTGGATGAACTTGTCACACCGCAAGTCATGTCGGATGAGATGCGTTCGAGGACAACCTTGTCCTCTTTCGGTTATCTTGACATCTCAGACAGCTTGGTTACGCGCAACGTTATTAGTGACACACACCTTCAGGAACGTCATGCATCTGTGATGCCGGTCCTAGCTGCTGAACTCCAGTCA